GTCTCCTCGGGGACCCAGTACCGCATGATGGCGTAGTAGGACCCGTCGGCCAGCTTGAACAGGAAACACGCCGCCGTCATGTCGATGTTGCTGGCGACGTCGATCCCGCAGACGCATGTCAGCCCGGTCAGGTCCGGCCGCGGCTTGCGGCAGTTCGCGAAGTGCTCGCCCGGGAAGGCCCGGTTGTCGGGGGCGGTCCACACGTTGAGCGAGTACCTCAACCACTTCGAGAACTTCCGCGGGTGAGTGAGGGCGTCCTCGTAGTCGCTGCGGAACTCGTCCTCCGTGAAAGCCTCGCCGAGGCCCGGGTTCGCCTTCGCCCACGTGGCCGGGGCGTGCGGATCGTCGGCCTCGGGGTCGGCCGCGAAGATCACGCCCAGGAGGCTGGGGTTCACGCTCGGGTCTTTCAGCACAAGCTCGGTCGCCTCCCACCACTCCCAGCCGATCCCGTTCCGGTTGTCGCCGGCCGTCGAGATCGAGCCGATGATGGCGTTGGGGATGCCGCGGGTGGCGTACATGATCGTGTCGACCAGGTCGGGCTTCTTGAAGCTGTGGATCTCGTCGAGCAGGACCAGGCCGTTGATGCCCTCCGAAACCTTCGCGTCGGCCGACAGGCAGCGGATTTCTTTCCCGTTCCGCTTGTTGCGGATCAGGTACTTGTGGTCGACGACGTCGAAGACCGGCGCCAGGATCGGCGAGGCCTGGATCGAGTCCCGCACCATTCGCCACATCGTCCGGGCCTGGTCCTTCACGTTGGCCGCGAGGAAGACGTCCATGCCCGCGACGACGTTCGCGAACTGGACGATCTGGGAGCAGCTCGTCGTCTTCCGGTTTTTCTTGGGCACGAAGACGGAGAACCGCCGGAACCGGAGCCGGCCGTTCGGCCGTCGCCAGCCGAAGAGCGGGAAGAGCACGCGGTCCCGGAACCATGGGATCGGGGAGACGCGGACGATCTCGCCGCCTTCCGCCCGGTGGCGGCAGCACTCCTCGATGAACTGCCGCGGCTTGTCAGCCTCGTCGGCGTTCCACTCGAACCCTGGCACGTACTCCGGCCTGGACGTCGGATCGACGAGCAGGGAGTCGGGCGGCGGACCGCACGGCTCAGGAATACTTCGCGAGCGGGTCTTCCTCCTCCGCATCGTCTTCCTCGATTGGCAGGCGGGCCACGGCCGCGGCCGTCAGGCCGAAGTCGCGGGCCAGGGCGACGAACTCCGTCCGGGCCGCCCGGAGCATGGTGTGCGCCGGATGCTTCACGATGTCGCCCTTCGTGTTGATGATCGTGTCGCCGTCCGTCGCGATGCGGAGGTCGAGCCTCTCGATCTCAGCATGGAGCCGGCACATGAGGGCGAAGGTTTCCGCCTGGTCGGCAGTGAGCCGCCCGTCCTCGATGAGCGTCGGAGACAGCCGCTTCCAGAGGGCCGCGGCTGGTTTGTTTTTCGCCAGGCCGTGAGGCATCCGCACCGGATCGTCCGACCCGCGGCGTGGGGCTGTCATTGTGTTCCGGCCGTCGGCGGTCCGGGCACTATTCGGGTCAGGCAGGCGTCCTCGTGATCCCATAACTCACCTAAAAAAGGTCGAAATGCGCCGCGAACTCAACCGGAGGTCGCGTGGGGCTCTGGGCGGAAAGGCCCATTTTTGACAGACCCCACGCGGCATCGCAAATCGCCGATCGTCTGGTCAATACGATTCACGCGGACATGCTCCCTCGGATCGCTGCAATCGAGCAGTGAAGGGCACGCGATTCTGCATCCCTTCGCTGAATTGCAGGAACGGTGGGCGATCTGGATGTTGTTCAGAACGTGGCCGTGTGATCGGTTGCCTTTGTGACCGAGCGGAACGATGTGGTCAATGCAAGGGTAATGCGGATGATTGCGATCCTGCGTTCTGTCAACCGGACTTCCGCACAACTGACACACCCAACCATCACGATCACCAACAGCACCAAGAGTTACAGACTTTCCGTACATGCGTGGCAGCCCTCGTCGCTTCGCTCGAGAGCCGTGCTTTGGGTTCACTGACACGCCAGAATCTCTGAGCCGCTGGAGCCTACTCTTGCGTGCAGTCTTCGCATTACTCTTCCTGCGAGCTTGACTACAACCATCGCATCGAAACAGCCTCCAACCTCCACTCACCCCGTACCCTCGCAATAGCGGGAGCGAACATCCACAGTCGCGGCACGGCGTCAACGCCCGCTTCACAACGAACGCCACGATCTTTTCCAGTTCCTGCCGCATCCGCCTTTGCCGGTGCATCGCGGCCCGCTCATGCTTGGCAATTCGCATGAACCGCTGGCGCTGCATCCTGCGGGCCTCGGCCCCGTTGACTCGGCGTCGGTGAATCCCATGGCACCTGTTCGTACAGAAAAGCCCCTTGGAGTTTCCTCCCTGCCTGCTCTTGCGGAAGACAGTTCCGCACTCGACGCACGCGACCGTCGCGGCCGTCTTCTTCATCGTCAGGCACGGATCACATAGCCGCCGTGCCCATGCGCCGATGAACCGCGAGCCGCATCGCACGCAACCACGCTCGAGCGACTTGTACCGCTTCGCCCGAGCCTTCGCGTGCTCGTCCTTGCAGTCCTGACAGACCGTGATCGGCCAGCGTCGCTTCAGGCTCAGCCCGGTGACCACGCCGCAGTGGCGGCAGGTTGGAATCTTGCGGCAGGGGGGGGTCTTTCGGCACATCATGCACCACTTTTTCGGCGGACCGCGAAGACCAGCGTCGAGTTCGGCGCCGCACTTCTGGCACGCGCACGTCCGCTTCGGCTTGGCATCCTTGCCGCACATGTCACGAGCATGATGGAAGTGGATCCTCAGTCAAGCATCACAACACGCCCCGCCTCCGCTGCTCCGCCCGCGTCTTCTTGCCGTGGCACGACTCGCACAGCACCTGGAGGTTGCCCTCGTCGTCGGTCCCGCCCTCCTCGAGCGGCACGATGTGATCGACGTGGGCCGCAGGCCCGTAGCACACGAGCGAGCAGCTGCGGCATCGGTAAGAATCTCGAACGAGGATTTCTTTCCGCAGGGCTCGCCAGTCCTTCGACGTGTAGTGTGCCCGTTCCTTCGTAGGCTGGGCCTTCAGGTGGACAGGCGGCCTCCATCGCTCGATGCGTGCTGGCATCACTTCACCTGCCTCGCCCCCGCCACCCACCTCGGCGTATACGGGCACAGCGTGCATCGCCGTCCGCAGCAGCGGCCGTTTGCCAGGAGCACGGCGGCAGGGGTGGGGGGCGTCATGGGGTTCCAAAGTCCATTGGCGGGTCAGGAGGCAGCATCGCCAAAGCATCGGCCCAGGGGATGACCTCAACGCTCGCGAGGAGCGTGGCCTGGTCTGCCGCTGCCCACATGGCGTGAAGCAGGCCGCCGGGCATGACCTCGGTCAGGAGGTCGGCACAGAGCATGAGCCGTCCATCGGTCAGCGTGCGTGGCATCGGAACGCAGTTGGGCGAGCCGTGGATCGCGTGCAGTTCAGCGAGGCGTCTCGCAAGTTGAGGCGAGAAGACCAACGCCAACTGGCGGGCGTCTTCGTAGGAGATCGGGAGCGGCAAATCTCGCAGCGTCATATTGCCGCCCCAATTGCACTCTGCATCGTCGTCACCCTGCGCTCCAGTAAAGACAACGACAGGAATCTTCCCACGCTGAAAAAGGCGATCCTCGCGTTAGAGGCCGTGACAGTCTCCAGTGCGGATGGATTCGCGTCTTGGCTTGTTGCGAACACAAACACGCTGCCAGAGTAAGGGGTTGACGACGCTTCCGTGATAGTCACGTTAGCGCCGTCGAATCTGGCGACGTAATTGCTGCCGATGGAGCGAGCCACACCGATAAGCCCAGTCGAACTTCCGTTGCCTTGGAGGCTGGCATTTGCGGTGCGGCTGCGAAAAAACAAAGAGCCGTTTCCGCTAAATCTCCCGATGTTCATTACGCCAGCGGCAGCAGAACCAGCGCCGATGTAGGATGGGAAATTTCCGCCAGTGATTGGTGCCGTTGTTGCAAACACGGCAGCGTGGTGGTTGTTCTGCGGGTCTAGGTTGTGATTTCGATTTGTGTTTAGGTACTTAGAGGTGCCATTACCAACAAGTCCTGTACGTCGGTTGTAGTCTCCTGACACAAACGGGCCGACATTAGTCGGCGATGGGCCGACGAGCGGAACTAGCGCACCAGCGAGCGTCCTGGCTCCCATCAGAATGCAACTTGCTCCGATGGCATTCCAGATGCTATCCGCCTTGCATCCCAAGACAAACTCGTTGACAGCGACACACACGCCGCGCTCAAGTGGCCTGCCGTCTGCTGCCTGCACGGCGTTGATCCACGCCATCGCATCCGCGTCGTAAGCGCGGCCGTCGATCATCGGAACCAAGGTCGGCCGCCCCAGCAGCCCATGCGGCATCGGCGGCGGCGCGTAGCCGCTGGTCAGGATGCCTGGGTTCACAGATCGGCCCCAAGCGCCGTGACGTCGATGCTCTCCGCGTTGTGCGTGGACACGCGGACGCTCCACGACGCACTCGGCAGTACGAGGTTGTTGTAGACCGTGCTGACGCGAGCGCCCTGCACGGTATTCGACACCGTGGCAGCCGCAACCGCGATCTCGTCGAAGAAGTAGAACGTCGTTCCATCATGCAGGAACACCCGCACTTGACCCGCCGTGGTGGTCACGCGGGCCTTGATGACGATCTCCGCGATGCGCGTCCCGGTCGCCGCCCCGGTGATGAGCGTGGCAACGGTGCCCGTCCCGTCGCGGTTCGTATTCGCGGTGGCGATGTTGACTGACGCGACGCGCGGCGTGACGGCGAAGGCTGGATTGTCGGCCATGATGACTCCTAGCGAAACGAGGACCAGTTGAAGACGTTCACGGCGGCTCTCGCGCGTGATGTGAGGCGAGCGTTATTGAGCGTGCCGGTGGTCAGGTCGCTCGCCGAGTTGCTGCCAGCCGTCGCCCAGGTGCCGTCGCCCCTGAGAAACGTGGAAGCCGACGCCGTCCCGCTGCCGAGCCTCGCCGTGGCGACGGTGCCGGATGTGATGTTGTCTGCGGAGTGGTTGTGCGAGGCCGCCGCCGCGCCGATGTCGCTCGCCGTGAGAGCGTCGGTGCCACCCGTCGCGTGCGTTGATTTGTGGGCGGTCGGCGTGCGGGCGTCGGAGAGCCGGGCATCGTTGCCTTGGCACGCCGTGCCGCTGGTCGTGCCGTAGGACACGACGAGAGCGCCACCGGAGGTCGCGAGCCCCGAGCCGACCGAGATGCCGACCGTCTGACTCGCGTAGGTGATCGGAGCCGTGGCAGACACGACGCCGGGATCGCCCTGCGGGCCTTGCGGGCCGGTGGCACCAGCCGCGCCCGTGGCTCCGGTCGAACCAGCCACACCTTGCGGCCCCTGCGGGCCTGTCGGCCCCGCTGGGCCTTGGTCGCCGGTATCGCCCTTCGGCCCCTGCGGGCCGGTTGCGCCAGTTGGGCCAGTTGGGCCGGCCACCCCTTGCGGGCCTTGCGCCCCGGTTGCCCCAGTGGCGCCTGTGTCGCCCTTTATTCCCTGCGGGCCTTGGGGGCCGAATCCCCCGGAGACGGTCGCCTGGACCTCGAGCGGCTTGATCTCGACCTGGATGTCGCTCACCGGAGTACCTCGCACGTGCCCCCGAGGACGTCGCGGACGCCCGGGGCGATCCAGCGGAT